ATTACATTTTCGTAGCCACTAAAGATTGGGTCTAAACCCATTCTTGCTCGCACTCGGTTTGATACCTCTACAGCCTCTGTGTAGTTTTTAGTTGTGCTTACTATGTCAAAAGTTCTTATTGTTTTCATGTGATTCTCCTTCACTTGTGTAAGATTTATTTCTTACATACATATAATAACAAATAGTCAACATATTGCAACACTTTTATACACTTTATTTAATGTTTATTTAGAACAAAAAAAAGGGAGCCGAAGCTCCCTTTACGGTTCTAAAGAAACTTAAGCTCCTTGTGATCCGAAGACACCACGCCAGTTAGAGACACCAAAAGAGTATCTTTCTCTAGCTCTGTATCTAATGTTACCTGTTGAAAATTCAGGTTCCATTGTGGTTTCCATTCCAGTTCTTTGGAACATTTTTAAACCTTCACCATCAGCGTTCACAGATGTCATAATGAAATATGCATCAGGATCGTTTAGATAATGGTTTACTGAGAAACCGTTAGGTACAGAAGACTGATTTCTAATTGAGTTGATGTCATTGTCAGCAGTTCCTACTCTACCCGGTGTATTTAATAGCCTATCAGCTACAAATGTGAGTTGAGGTGGAACAATTAACTTGTCAGGTCTTACTGCAATAGTAAGATTTCTGTCATCAACAAAAGTTGAAATGTCAATTATGTTGTCTTCTAAAGAAGTTTCGTTAAGATCAGCCATTGTTGTTGCTCTGTTAGCAGCTGTACCACCACCCGCAAGCGGATGAGCAGTAGAAATCAATGTTTGACCATCACCAATAGTGTAATTAGCATCAAACGCATTGTTTAATACATTAGCACCTTTTACTTCTTTAGTGTGTTGCATGGATCGAGCTAAGGCTTTTGTATACCTTCTGCCTAATTGGTCATACAAGTTATCTTCGATTGCTTCTTCAGTTAATGCAAAAGCAAGAGCCACAGTTTCGTGTGTATATCTTGCAGTATAGCCTTCTGAAGCATTATCAAAGTTAACGCCTGCACCCTCTTCCTTGACAGGAGCAGCACCGAATCCAACAACCAATACCTCTTCTTCAAAGGCTCTTTCAGAGTCTTCTACAGAATACAGTTCTTCATACTCGTTGTTGTATTCGTCATATTCTAGCCCAAATAAAGCATTTAGACCCGGTTCTAGTTCTTTCGCAAGTTGCGATCTACTTATAGCCATTTGTCACCTACCTTATGCTAGACCTGCGGATTTAACACCACAGATATGATTTTGAATTACGCATAATACATTCGTATTAGCACTCGCTACATCTTCATTGTCAGGGTCTTGAGAAATGTCAATAGCCTTCAAAGGAAGAGTTGTTGTTGTCGCACCTGTTGTGACATCTAGTTCTACTCCTGAAATACCTGTATAGGTGCTTCCTGAGTTAGTGTCAACAATATCAAAGTTTCCAAACAGATCAGCCACTGGGAAAGTGTCGTCTGCCTGAACCTCAAATACTGTTTCAGGGTCGTCTACGATAAATGCAATTATATCTGAAGCATTGGTGCTTGCAGGATAGTAGTTGCTAAATATCTGCTCGGATGTTGTTGGGTCTGTGTACATACAGCCATTAAAAACTCCTACAACGGGAACGGTGCTACTTGCAGCAGCTCTTTCAACGGTTCCACCTGTGACTTGTTTCACGATGTCGCCTTGAAAGATTGAAGTTCCGTAGTTTGCAGCAATTCTATAACGGCTTTGTCCGCCTGAATAGGGTGAGCCACCCATCATTCTTACAGGTTTCAGACCAAATGAAGCGTCTTTATTCGCCATGTTAGTTACCTACCTTTTTTTTCCAAATGATACATTCGATTTTCTATCGGAAGAATACTTCACATACTTGTTATTGCCTTGAACTTCACTGAACATTGTATTATCAAGAGCTTGGTTCTGTTGAACATTTCTGTTCTTGTAATGCTCGTTCCGTTCTTTAACAGTTTCTGTTGGTATTTTAGCCAATATCAAACCACCTACGCTTATGACACCTGCATGTCTTCCATGTTCGATTGTAGGTAAAGGGAAATCAGGCATTTCGTCTTGTCGGACAAACTCCCATCCTTCTCTCATACGGGCAGAAACATTGTTTCTGTCCTCTACTCCTACATACTCTGCCCTAATCCAACGGTATTGATAACCCTCGGGTGCGGGTGGAGTCTCTAACATCCTTGCAGGTTGCCAAGGCTTTCTTCTAGCTTTTTTATCGTGTTGCTCTTCATCACGAGATGTACGGGTTACATTATCAATCGCATCTAAATCCATTATTTTGCTCCTTCTATTTTCATCATCTCTTTGCCTACACGCTTGAGCCACTCTTCGTTACTCATGCCATAAGGCTTTAAGTTGCTTTTAACAGAAGCATGGTTAGAATTAATCCTAATTCCGCTTCTCTTCCCTTGTGCTTTTTGACGGCTTCCAGTAGAAGCTGAAGCTACTCTCTGCACAGATGAGTTGGCTTCTTTGCTGTCATTTGACTTATCCATTTCAGGATAAACCTTTCTTAATCTATTGTCTAACTCTTCGTAATACTCTTCACTAGAGCCATCGTAACCTTCGGCTTCGAGGTCTTCATGAATTCCCATGGCAGTGTAAGTTTTTACTCTGTCTTTTTGGAACCAATCGTTCTTCTCTGCCCAAGCTAACGCTTTTGAGTCAGGCTTAGGTTTATCATACACTGAAGTTTGGTTGTTTGGAACACTTTGTTGTGTCGGTTGTTGCACAGGTTGTTCCGCTTGAAAGTTTTGTTGTTCTTGTTGCATTTTTGCCAATCTGACCCTTTCTTCTTCAAGGGACACTTTGTTCAATAATTCAACGCTTTTAAGCTCAAGTTCAGCATCGTTGGTTTCTCTAGCTTTTTTATACAAGTCTTCTGCTTGTTGCCTTTGAGACTTTACACGATTTTCATATTCATCCGTGTAACTTTTATCCAAGGCTGACGCTTTGGTTTTTACTGTGTTGTATTCACTGGCTAGTGA